CCCATCTCGCGACCGGCCGTGCCTTCTCGGAAGGCTCCGGCTGCATCGTCTGCTGCCGCGAGTCGGGCAAGGTGCTCAACCGGTTGCCACTCGACTGGGCGGCGCTCACCGGAGACAACGGCGCAGAGTGGCTCGCCGCGCTGAACGACTACGAACGAGTGCAACTGGCCACCGCCCGCGCGGTCGAGTGGGGCTGCGACGCGGAGTACTGCGGGAACCTGCCATGACCACCGACGCCATCACCCTCGCCCTCTCGGCCCTCGCCGCCGTCATGTTCCTCGTCTGGTGCGTGCTCACCGTCATCGCCCGGCGACTGGACCGGCGCCAGATGGCCGACCAGGCCGAAGTCGAACGGCGCTGGCCGATGCTCGCCGTCGAGGACTACACCGAGGACGGCGAGATTGCGCCGCAGGTCGACCCTGCGCCGACGCTGCGCGAGGAACGCATCCTCGTCCGCTCGGCGGCGCAGCGACCGCACAGCGAATGCGTAGACAGCTGGGCCGACGGCAGACCGCCGTGCGGCCGGTGCCAGCGAATCCTAGGAGTACGCACGTGAGCGCCTTATGCCTGTGCCTCGGCCTGCTGCTGCCCGTCGGCTCGATTCTGCACAGCTTCGCCCGAGAAGAGGCTGATGACCGCACCGCCCGCGACATCGCCCGCATCACCGCCGCGCTGGCACCCGAACGCGACTCGCTGCTGCCCGAAGACTTCCACGACACGTGGCCGCAACGCCAGACACCGTCCGACCTGCCCCCACGCGTCGGGCTGATCGTCGCCGTGGACCGGCCCGGACGGCACCGCGCACCCGAACCAGACGACGAGTTGACCACCACCGGCCAGAAGTTCTGGGCCATCGTCGACACCCTGCGCCAGTTGGAGCAGCCGTGCGCGCACTGCGCCACACCGGAGGACGGCGAGCCCGGCGAGGCTCGCACTGCTCGTAGCCGGTGGACGGCAGAGCCGGCGCACGCGGGCTGCCCGGGATGTAGCTGTCCATGCTCGCTGGTGGAGGTGGCGGCGTGACCCGGGTCCTGGCAATCGCCGCCTACCTCGCCACCATCGTCGCGGCGAACTGGCTCACCGCCCGCTACGGCTTCGTCCCCATCGGACTCGGCCTCATGGCAACCGCCGGCACGTACGCAGCCGGGCTCGCGTTCGTGGCCCGCGACGCGGTGCAGGACACCGCCGGACGTTTGGCCGCACTCGGCGCGCTGGCCGTCGGTGGGGCGCTGTCCTGGTTCCTCGCCACGCCGCAGCTGGCGGTCGCGTCGGCGGTCGCATTCGGTGTCTCCGAGCTCGCGGATATGGCGATCTACACCCCGCTACGCGAGCGCGGCTACGTGCGTGCGGCGGTCGCGTCCAACCTCGTCGGGTCGGTGGTGGACACGCTGCTGTTCCTGTCCCTGGCTGGGTTCGGCTTGGCGCCGCTGGTTGTGGCGGGGCAGCTCGTCGGCAAGGCGTGCGCCACCGTCGCCGTCGTGGGGGTGGTCGTCGGTGCCCGTTATCTACTTCGCCACCGCGTCCGGGCCCAGGGTGCGTGACGCCATGCAGAAGGGACTGATCGGCCAGATCTGCACCCCAGCATCCGGCAACGCCGTCACCCCAGGCGTGGACTGGGTAGCCGACAACGGAGTATTCGGCGACACCTACCCCGGCGACGAGAAATATCTGGCGTGGCTGGACGAACGGACCTGGGCCCGGGCCCGGTGCGCGTTCGCCGTCGCCCCCGACGTGGTGTGTGACGCGCAGGCCACCTTGGACCGTTCGGCGCCGATGCTGACCGCCATCCGCCGGGCCGGGTATCCGGTGGCGCTAGCGGCGCAGAACGGGCTGGAAAACCTGACGGTACCGTGGGCCGACTTCGACGTCTTGTTCCTCGGCGGGGACACCGCCTGGAAACTCGGCCCACACGCCCGGCAGTTGACCGTCGAGGCGAAGGCCCGCGGCAAACGCGTCCACATGGGCCGGGTCAACTCCGGCAGGCGGATCCGTTACGCCGCCTACATCGGCTGCCACTCGGCCGACGGCACATACCTGGCCCACGGCCCGGATCAGAACCTGCCCAAACTACTCGGCTGGCTACGGGTGCTGGACACCCAGGCGCCGCTGTGGGAGGCGTCATGACCATCATCCACGTCGCCGAAGCATGCCCTGACCCGTACGGGCACACCCGGCTGTACGGGGAGCGTCAGCAGACATGGCGTCTGTCCACAGAGGAGCGTGCCGCCGAGACAAAACGGGGCTATTGCTCATGGTGCGGCGGGGAAACCCCGGGCGGCGTCGCCGACGACGACCTGCGGGCCGAGTTGGCAGCCGAGGCGCGGGAGTACGCGTGGCTGGAGAGGCGGGAGACGTGAGCAAGCCGACGCACTGCGCCAAATGGGTCAGCGTCGACCCAGCCAAGTACGGCACCAAGGTGCCGCGCCTGGTTTGCACGCTGCGCAAGCACCACTCCGACCGGTACCACCTCAACCACGCCAGCGGCTGGATGTGGAACTACATCTGGTGGGCCAATCCGGTGCGCCCGGGGGCGATCGTCCGCGAGTGGAAGTGCCGGGGCTGGGTTGAGGAACTACGAGGCCAGTGCGGGCGAACGTTCGTTGGCACCGAAGACGAGGCGCGGGTGAAGGGCTGGAAAATCCAGCTGGGCGGCTTCCGCGACCAGCTCTGTCCACAGTGCGGCAAGCCCGACCCGGTCACGGCGGCGCTGGCGCGTGACCTCGAGCGGAGCATCCGATGACCCGCTACGTCGCGCCCATCCGCCGCCACGACACGGCCAAAGGTCACTACTACAAGGACGCGGCCGGCACCCGCGTGCCCGGCGTCACCACCATCATCGGCGACGGCGTACCTAAGCCGGCGCTCATCAACTGGGCGGCCAACGCCACCGCCGAATACGCCGTCGACCACTGGGACGACATCGCTGAGCAGAAGCCGGCCGCGCGGCTCAAGCGGTTGCAGGGCGCCCGGTACCTCGAGAAGGACGCTGCCGCGCGCCGCGGTACCGAGGTCCACCGCGCGGCCGAGGGGTTGCTGGCGGGCAAGTCGGTCAAGGTACCCGAGGAGATCGCCGGGCACGTCGAGCAGTACGCGAGGTTCCTCGACGAGTTCGAGGTCACCGCCGCGGCGGTTGAGTTCTCCTGCGTGTCCTACCGGTGGGGCTACGCCGGGACGGCCGACCTGTACGCCTCACTGACGCTGCCCGACAAGGGGCCGGCGTGGATGCTGCTCGACCTCAAGACCACCCGGTCCGGCATCTTCGGCGAGACCGCGCTGCAGCTGGCCGCCTACCGGTACGCGGACAAGTGGGTTGTCGACGGCGAGGAGCAGGACCCGTCGGAGCCGGACTACTGCGCCGCCATCCACGTCCGCGCCGACGGCTACGACCTCGTCCCCGTCGAGGCCGACGAGAACATCCACAAGGCCTTCCTCTACGCCATGAAGGTCCGCGAGTTCGTCGGCGCATCCCGGGACCTCATCGGCGCCCCGATCATCGCGCCCACCACATCCACGTTCCGCCTGACCCGGGAGCCGCAGTGACCGAGAACATTCCGCCTGGCTTCGACGAACACTGCATCGTCGAATTGATGGGGCACCGCCGTATTGCGGCGCGCGTTACGCAAGCCGCGTTCCCGGCCGGATTCCTGCGACTAGACGAGCCGGGCGGACGCACGCAGATCGTGTCGCCGTCTGCGGTCTACGCCATCCACCCGACCACCGAGCAAATCGTGACCGCGATGGCCGACCGGTGGCGAGATGAACCGATCTCCCGATACGAGCTTGAGTCGGCGCTCGCCCCGGACAGAGACGCGGACAAGTCCGACGACGTATGGGCAGAGGAGCCGTTCTAATGACCACAGACATCGCCCGCATGGACACCAACGCCGTCGCCGTACTCGGCACCGCCGGCGAGGCCCTTGACCGCCTGGGCCGCTGGGTCGCCGCCGCCCGCGACGCACACGCCCTCGTCTCCCCGCTCGTCGACACCGCGTTCGTGCCCGAGGCGTACAAGCCGAAGGTCGACCCGCGGGCCACCGACGCGCAGAAGGCCGAGGCCCGCGCCGTCGCCGTCGCCAACGCCACCGCCGCCGTACTCCAGGGCATCACGTTGGGGCTTGACCCGCTCACCGCGCTGCAGCAGATCTACATCGTCCACGGCCGGCCCGGCATGTACACCGAGATCAAAGTGGCCCTCGTCAAGTCCCGCGGGCATGAGGTGTGGACCGAAGACATCTCCGACACCCGCGCCGTCGTGTGCGGGCGGCGCGCCGGAACCGACTACGTCGAACGGGTCACCGTCACCATGGACCAGGCCCGCAAAGCCGGCTGGACCACCAACCAGGCGTACACCAAAACGCCGCAGGACATGCTGTACGCCCGCGCCGCCGGGCGTGTGTGTGACCGGGTCGCGCCCGACGTGCTCATGGGCATCGCGTCGGTGGAGGAGATCCGCGACAGCATCCAGACCACCGCCGAGGTGGGAAACGGGCATCGTACCGTCGCCCCCCGACGAAAGCAGTCGGCGAGCGTGGCGATCGAGACCGCAGAAGAACCGCAACTAGAGGAGGAACCGCCATGGCCGACAATCCCCGACCCGACCCCACCCGCACCGACAGCAAGCCCGAAAACCCCCGGCGAACCGACCTCGACATCCCCGACCCCGGCGGAGACCGCAAGAGCTGAGGAGCGTGCCGAGGCCGAGATTGAGCAGTACGAACTCGAGTCCTACGTCGGCGACCAGGTGGCCGTAAAGCTCTCGACCGCCGGCGACATCACCGGGGCACAGTCCCGCATGATGTACGGCCTTCTGCGGCAGTCCGGCCGCGAAGACCGGGACGTGGCGCTGGTCTACATCTCCGGCGTCATCGGGCGTGAAATCGGTTCGACCAAGGAGCTCAGCAAGGGCGAGGCGAAGAAGGTCATCGACGCGCTCAACACGGCCGAGCCACCGCTAGACGACGACTTTGGTGCCTGATGGACGAGCTGACGTTGGAGCGCTTCGGCCCAGTACGGCCGCATGTCTTGCATCAATCCGGCCACCGGGACCACCGCGGCCAGGCCATATGCACATGCGGATCCACAGCCGACGCCTCTATCCACAGGGTCCGCGAGGTATCCGACGACGAGCGAGCCGCGGAGGCGCGGCGGATGGGGGAGCGCTGAATGCCACTGCCGTGGGTGCGCCTGGATACGGCGATGCCAGACCACCCGAAGATCATCGAACTGGTTGACCAGCACGGCGACGCAGGTATGGCGGCGGCGTTCGTGTGGGTGTGCTCGCTCGCCTACGCCGGCAAGCACGGCACGAACGGCGCAATCCAACGCGGCCTGCTTCCCAGGCTGAACGGTAAGGCCAAGCACGCCGCGCTGCTTGTGCGGGTCCGATTGTGGGACGAGGCCGAGGGAGGTTGGGTGATCCACAACTTTGATGAGTACAACGGGGTGGCGGTGGACCTTGATGCGATGTTCTCACCGCAAGCGCGTAGCAACGGAGGCAAAGCGCGCGCGGCCAACATGACCCCGGAGGAGAGATCGGCGTCTGCGAGTAAGGCCGCGCAGGCACGCTGGAACGGCGGCGGCAATGCGTACTGACACGCTTAGTTGGGTGCGTGCGAATCATGCGTGCGACATGCGTGTGATGCGTGGTAACGGACGGACGGACGGACTAACGGAGAAAGTACTTACTCTCCGAAGCGAATCCTGCGACTACGTAACGCGCACGCGCGCATACAGAATTTTCGATGGTTTGGCTGGCTTCGCTTCGCTCGCCGGGGCCAAACGATGACCACCCGCCCGCTGTACGAGCGAACCAACGGTGGCCTGTGCCGCGAGTGCAGTCAGCCCCGGCCGCCCGGTCGGTGCGTGTACTGCTCCGACGAATGCCATGCGGTCTCGAAGGGTCGTCGGGACAAGGCCAAGCAGCAGCGCCGGATGGTCGCCTGCGCGCGCTGTGGCGGCGAAAAGCCGCTCGGCATTCGAGGGTCCAGGTACTGCGAGTCATGCCGCGTCATCATCGGAGACACCGTTGCCCAGATGGAATACGAACGGGGGCGCCGGAAGTCCGTCGCACGCAATCAGGCCCGGACTGAGGCTGGCGAGCGGGTAAGCAGGCGGATTATCGAGGCCCCCGCCGGCACGAAATGGTGCGCGCGTTGCCAGGAGTTCCGTCAGTTGGACGCCTTCACGAAACACAAGGGCAAGGTGCCCGCATACTGCCAGCCCTGCCAGCGGTTCTACAACTCTGAACGCCGACTCAGGATGCAGTTCGGACTGACGTGGGATGAGTACGAACTGCTACTGGCATGCCAGGACGGACGGTGTGCAATCTGCGGCGGTAGGCCTCGCAAAAACCTGCTCTCAGTTGACCATGACCACAAAACCGGAGAGATACGCGGCCTGCTCTGCTCGCGGTGCAATCACAGACTCCTGGGATCAGCCAACGAAGATCCCGCGCGGCTTCGCCACGCCGCCGACTACCTGGAGCAGTTCGCCCCAAGGGAAGTCTTCGGTGATCCCAAGTACGTGCCGGGCTTCGCCGCCGCCGGGTACATCAAGCCGACCGAGGAGGTGCCGTGAGCCTCCGTATTGTGCCGATCAACTTCGCCGACGCCTGCGCCTTCGTCGCCGAGTGGCACCGCCACCACGAGCCGCCCGTCGGGCACAAGTTCAGCGTCGGCGCCGCCGAAGGCGATCGACTGGTCGGCGTCTGTATCGTCAGCCGACCCGTCGCCCGACACCTCGACAACGGCCACACGCTTGAGGTGGTGCGTACCGCCACCGACGGAACGGACAACGCCAACTCGATGCTCTACGGCGCCGCGTGGCGGGCCACCAAGGCACTCGGCTACGACCGGCTCATCACCTACACCCAGGCGGGCGAGTCCGGCTCGTCGCTGCGCGCAGCTGGCTGGCGAGTCGTTGCCGAACGTCCAGCACGGCCCGGCTGGGACGTGCCGTCACGACCCCGGCAGACGAAGAACGCCAACGTCCAGCGCTACCTGTGGGAGGCGGCGTCGTGAACACCGCCGAGCGTCAGATCGAAGACCTCGCCCGCACCGTCGCCTGCCCCAACTGCGGCGCCCCACCCAACGAACCCTGCCGCTACCCGGGCAGCCCGTTCAGCCACTCGCACACCGGCCGTCGGCTCAAGGCGGAGCGGGGACAGACATGACGCCCTACTACGCCGTCGCCAACGTGACGCTGTACCACGGCGACGCCCTGGCCGTGCTCGCCGAGATGCCGACAGCGAGCGTCGACGCGGTGTGCACAGACCCGCCATACGAGCTCGGATTCATGGGCCGGGCGTGGGACGGCTCGGGCATCGCCTACAACGTCGCCCTGTGGAAGCACTGCGCCCGCGTGCTCAAACCCGGCGGGCACCTGCTCGCGTTCGGTGGCACACGCACCTGGCACCGGCTCACCTGCGCCGTCGAGGATGCCGGGTTTGAGATCCGCGACACGATCTCATGGCTGTATGGGTCGGGGTTCCCGAAGTCGCTGGACGTATCCAAGGCGATCGACAAGGCGGCCGGGGCGGAGCGGGAGGTGGTCGGCAAATACGTGATGCCCGCCGACTCGGGCGCGGGTAACGCTGGCAAGGTCATCCGTAGCGTCACTGCAGAGAGCATGTTCGGCATCACCGCTGGACGTAACGGTACGGACATCACCGCCCCCGCCACCGACGACGCCCGCCGCTGGGCCGGCTGGGGCACGGCGCTCAAACCGGCGCACGAGCCGATCGTCGTCGCGCGTAAACCGCTCGCCGGGACCGTTGCGCAGAACGTGCTGGCGCACGGCACGGGCGGGCTCAACGTGGACGGGTGCCGGGTGGAGGGCGTCCCGGATTCGCCGGGGACGACTCCTACCACGGCGAACGGTAACGGCGTCACTCACGGGTCCATGACCCGCGCCGCCTACACCACCCCTGCCGGCCGCTGGCCGTCCAACGTGGTGCTCGACGAGGCGATGGCGGCCGAACTGGACCGGCAGAGCGGAGTGCTGACAAGCCGCGAGGCGATCGCAACGAATCCGGGCGGAGTAGCGGGCTACAACGGCGTCGGCGGCACGAGCTTGATCGGCTACGGCGACACCGGCGGCGCGTCGCGGTTCTTCCCCGTCTTCCGCTACGAGCCGAAAGCCCCCACCCATGAACGGCCACGCGACGGCGCCGCCGCACACCCGACGGTCAAACCGCTGGACCTGATGCGCTGGCTCGTCCGGCTCGTCACCCCACCCGGAGGTGTCGTGCTCGACCCGTTCGCCGGCTCGGGCACCACCGCCGAAGCCTGCGTGATCGAGGGCTTTCGGTGCATCGCGGTCGAACGGGAAGCCGACTACCTGCCGCTGATCGTCACTCGGCTGACCAAACCGATCCAGCCTGTTCTGGAGATCGCATGACCCGCAAATCCCACACCCTGCGCCTGACCGAACAGCCCAACCACACCGGCGGCATCCGCGTCGAGTTCGAATGCCCCACCGGCTGCCTACGCGGCTACGTGTTCTCGCGTGAGGCCGGCCATGACGAGGCTGTGCGGGCCGTGGTCAAAGCCGGGGCGGCAGTGCACCGGGAGGCGAAGGGATGAAACCACGCCTGCTCGATCTCTTTTCCGGTGCCGGTGGTGCCGCCCGTGGCTACCAGCTGGCCGGTTTCCACGTCACCGGCGTGGACATCAACCCGCAGCCGAGATATGCCGGGGACGAGTTCCACCAGGCCGACGCGATGACGTTCCCGCTCGACGGGTACGACGCCATTCACGCCTCGCCGCCGTGCCAGGCGTTCACCGCCTACCGCCGCCGGCCAGGCGTCGGCGAGAACTACCCCGACCTCATCGCGGCCATCCGGGCGCGGTTCGACAACGAACTGGACCCCGAAGTGCCGTGGGTGGTCGAGAACGTGGCCGGGTCGCCGGTCATCCCCTACGTGCGGCTGTGCGGATCGTCGTTCGGGCTCGACGTTCGGCGGCACCGAGTCTTCGAGTCGAACGTGGCAATGCTGTCCCCGCCCTGCGACCACGGCTGGCAGACGCCAAGGTTCGCGCAGGCAACCAACCGCAGCAACCGACGGTCCACCGTCGAGGTCGGTGTGTGGCGCATTCCGCTCGAGGTGCAGCGCGAAGCCATGGGCATCGACTGGATGACGTTGCCAGAGCTCACCGAGGCTGTGCCCCCGGCGTTCACCCGCCACATCGGCGAGCAGTTGCTGGCCGCCGCCGAGAGGACCACCGCATGAACATCCCCGAAGCCCGAAAGGACAACCGGTGAGTGACCTACGAGATCGGCTGGCGGCGGCGGTGGACGACGCGGTCCCGGCCGTGCGAGTCACCAGGGCGCTTAGGGCATTCGCCGCCTGGCTGCGCGACGAGGCGGCCAAGGATCGGGCGATCGCCGAGCACGCGGCGCTCTACACGACGCGACGCCGCTACATCGCCATGGCTGAGGCTTTCGAGGAGCGCGCCGACGCCATCGACCCCCAACCCGAGAGGACCGCACCATGACCCGTCTTCAAAACCGACCCAACTCTGGCTGGGGCGTCGGCTTCGCCCTATGGTTCGCGTTCTGCGCGTTGCTCGGTGTCGCATTCGTCGGCGCACTCATCTGGCTGCTCGTTGCGGCCACCTCCTGGCTGAACCGCCAGCCATGAGCGACGAACGCGGGCTTGACATGCTCCGCGAACAGATCTACTTCGTCTCGGGGGTCCTCAACGACCTGGAGGCCGAGGTCGCCTCGCTCTCCGCCGAACGGGACAACTGGCGGCGAGCAGCGGAGGCCGAACCGCAGGGCGGCTGGGCGCAGGCGCGGGAGTTGGAGCTGCTCATAGCCGAACGGGACCGGCTGCGGGAGGAGTTGGCGGGGCTTGATCGGGTCTGGGCCAGCGCGCTCGCCACCATGCGGAAGCTGGCCCAGACCCGTGAGCGCGAAGTGGCGATCATTGTGGCAGAGCGTGACGCCGCCCTCGCCAGTCTCACCGCCGAGCGGGAGCGCACAGCACGGATGCGGGCGGTGGTGGAGGCGGCGCGGGCGTACGTGCGACAAGGCGGAGGTGTGGGCGACAACCGCGCGTTGGCCGTACGGCTGCTCACCGCAGTCGACGCCCTTGACGCTGGGGCGGCTACGGGTGGGGAGGACGAATGAGCGAAGCTCTCTGCCCTCGCTGCGGCCGGCCCATCCACGACACGGCCTACGTCGACCAGGCATGCCGACGCGACCTGGCCCGCGCCCTCGCCGACGTAGCTGCTGTAGCCGGGGACATCACGCTCACCGTGGCCAAACTCGCCAAGGTGATGCGCTCCGGCGGCCAAACAGACCCGGACGAGGCGTGGCAAGACCCGGCCACGACCTACCCGGCCTCGCTGCGCTGGCTTCTAGCCGAGGGTGCCGGCGCGCTCTACCCGACAGCCCTGCCCGTCGACCTTCACGCCGCCTACCGCCACGACGCCGCCGTAAACGCCATGACCACCTGGGCGCGGCACGTCCTCGAGGAGCGCGGCGGAAGGATCCCAAACCACGACCACCCGCTACGGGAACTCGCCCACTACCTGGCCAACAGCCTGGACTGGCTCGCCCACAGACCCGAAGCCGAAGAGGCCTACGATGACCTGGAGCAAGCCTGCCGCGCCATCGTGGACGTGATCGACCGCCATGAGCCCGGTGAGCTCGTAGGGCTGTGCCCATGCGAAACGTTCCTCTACGCCCGCACCGGAGCCGAGTCGACCAAATGCCGGCGGTGCAACACCAGCTACGCCGTCACAGCCTCCCGGGAACAGATGCACCAAGACCTACGGGACCGCCCAGTCACCGCATCCGAGGCGGCGCGACTCGCCGTCTACCTTGACGTCATCCCCGACGCGGGCAGGCTGCGCAAACTGATCTGGGACTGGTGCGACCGCGGCCACATCGAGGCCGTAGCGCCAGATCCGAGGTACAAGGGTCCGCCGCGCTACCTGCTCGGTCACGTACTGGACAGACTCATGCGCACCGTAGCGGCCAAGGCTGCTTGACGTTGATCGCTGCGGTGCGGACAATGACGCCAAGTTCACCCTGCCCGGACCTCAGCGAGGCCGGGCCTTCGTCGTGTATGGAGACCGTCATGACCGAGCCCGAAGAGCCCGAAGCCGCGGAAGAGGCCGCCGACGAACCCGGTGGCGAAGCTATCGACCTTGTCATCCACGACGCCACGCACAGCCAGTCCGCCGACATCGAGCAAGACGAGGCCAGCTCCGACGCCTGAGGGTGGGGGTAGTCAGCCAATAGCGGGAATCATCTAGACCCCCGGGGGGTGTGCCGTGAAAACCAGACCACACCCCCCCACCCCGGACAGAAAACATTGGGCCCCCGACCCCACCTCAAGGCGCACCATCCCACGCCCCCTGGGGTGGGGCAGCATCAGGAAAGCCGTACTCATACGGGACGGGTACCAGTGCACCTGGCAGGACGAGCGGACAAGCCGACGCTGCCAAGCAGTAGCAACCGATGTTGACCACATCGGTAACCCAGACGATCACAACCTGGAAAACCTACGGTCGCTATGCTCACCGCACCACGACTCAAGAACGGGGCGGCAGGCACGTGCCGTCCAACTCAACAAACAGGCGACGCGCCGGCCTTCGACACCGCGCCATCCTGGCCTCGTCGGGTAGGGTGGGGGGTGGCCCCCCGGCCCGGCGCCCATCAGCTCCC